CAGGCAGAGGCAGCACTAAATATCAACAACGCAGCATCTGTGCTGCCGCCCAAGCGGTTCATGGACCTCGTCTACTGGGCAATCATGGCCAACCGCCAGATCAGCGTTGAGGACATGGACGCGCTGGCGAACCGCCTGTCGCGGGCGGCTTGGGAACGGGGGCGGAGATGAAAGAACTGACAAGCAACGCCCAACAGGGCGCGATCCACCTAAAGTGGGGCTTCTTGCCTGTGTTTATGGTCCGCACGGCGGTGCCTGACTACGCGCCGGGGGTCTGGAAGTGGGGCCGCTGGCGCTATGCGCGGCTGCCTGAGGTGGTCGATCTGAACTCGAGACTTATGGGGACATGGAGGGACTAGCATGATTACCCACAACAGGATGACTGACAGAAACTGGAGCATCTACTGGGCGCGGGTGAGAGACAAGAGGACGCTCAAGTCCGTCGCTGATGAGAACAACATAACTCGGGAGCGGGTGCGGCAGATCGTAAGCAAGGGGAACCGTGTACTTGAATACATGGGTGCTGTGGATGCAGCGCCGAAAGACACCCTCGGGTGCCTCGTGTTGTCAACTCGCGTGGAGAATGCAATCGCCAATGAGTCGTGGTCAGACTGGAGGTCGGTTAAGATAAGAGACTTCCTGAGAGCGCACCCGCACTCGAAGTTCAGGATGTACCCGAATGTCGGGAAGAAGGCCCTAGCGGAACTGCGTGATGCTGTCGCTGTCTTTGACGAGGAGGCCGCAACGCTTTGGTTTAATGGAGAGGAGATACCGGAATGACCACATACCTGACGATCCTCTGGATCACGATGCACGGCGGGCCTATCGACGGTGCCAGCTACGGCATCCCGTTCCTGACCGAAGCCGCCTGCAAGGCGGCGATGAAACCCGTGGGCGACACTCTGGACTATGACTACAGCATGGAATGCACCACCATGCCCGTTGAAGACGATGCCCCGTGACCCATCCAACAGCCCCGGCGCAAGAGCGTTGAGGTTGGCAGGCTACGTCAAATGCCCGGCTTGGTGGCTGACACAAGAGCAGTTTGAGCTATTGAAATACATGGCCCGGCAGAACCTGCCGGAAATCAACAGGATAAAGAAGGAAGCAGAGGACCGGAATGACTGGTAGAAAGATCATAACGAGGGACATGATTATCGCCGCCCGAGACAAGGGATGGAGTGTATCGTTGACGGCGGCTCACTACGGGATGCACCGGAGCAGTATAGCTGGGGCCTGTGAGCGGTTCGGTATCATGCTGCCGCTGCACAAGTTCTCACCCACGGTGCCGTCCAAAACAAAGCCCAAGCCTGAGTATCAGGGCAGCGACAAGAGAACCCCGGCGATCTGGTCCGCCAGCCCTGCCGCAGTAGAAAGAGCGCTTGCAAAGATGAAGGAGAAAAATCGTGTCTGATATGACCGCCGAAGAAACCCGCGTCTGGAAATATCTATTGGAGAACCCTTTGGCCAAAGCTGGCGACGTGGCTATGAATTGTGATGTGCATGTGGACTTCGCTCAACAGTGCATCGACCGAATCGGCACCCCGAGAGAGGTGTTTGAGAGGGAACTACTTCAAGGACTGCGGGAGGATGAGATGAACCAACGCCGTGAGGTTAAGCCGACCCGGGTGCAGACCTTGGAGACCGCAATCAAACTTACGGCAGGGGATCGGAACAAGGCATACGGACCCCCGCATCGCAACCTATCGGACTGTGCTCTACTGTGGGACGCCTATCTGGCTATCCGCAACGGGGCGCAAATCGACGCCGAGGCTGTGGCATGGATGAACGTGCTGCAGAAGATCGCGCGTTCCGCGCAACCGGGCTACCACCCGGACAACTACACTGACGCTGCGGCCTACTCAGCCATCGCTGGTGAGTGCCGTGAAATTGACTTCGAAATGGAAAAGGACAAATGACCATGACTTTGAACTACTTCAAACCGACCGATCTCAAGCGCATCGAGGGCACGTTTAACTACAAAGCAAAAACTGGCATCGGTTTTGCCATCACGCCGGATGACGAGCAGGTTTTCATCACCGCACGTGACGTCGATCAGCTCGGGCTGGATATCGGCGATAGCGTCGTGGCCTACGCCGTGGACAACTATTCGAAGCCGGAGACCGCACACTTCACCTCTCGCTGGCGTGCAGTTCGCGTGGAGTTGGTATCCCGCATCACCGACATCGTTAGTCATGTGCCTAACGCCACCCCAGTATATGCAGCGCCTGCGGCCCTCGCGACGCCTACCGACTTCGTCGGGACTATGGACCTACTTATGGCCGATGCTCGTCCATGGACTGTGAACGAACTTACCCATGCTATCGTGCGACATAGCCCCGCGCTCTCGGCCCTGCCGGAGCTCCTGCAGAAGGTCGGTGGCCGCCTCGCCACCATGCACAAGAACGGTGAGGTCGCCTGCGTGAAGGTCTACGCCAAGGCCGAACAGGACCGGGCAACCGCGGTCTACTACGCCAAGAACGTGGACGTGTTCTACGACCACCTTGATACACCGCTGGAGGGGTAAGGATGGTTCTTATTGTAAAAACAACTGCGTATCGGGAAGACCTCGAAGAGCTTGAAGACGGGACACAGTTTACATGGGGGATCGACCCAGACACCGTATGTGCGTTCTGCACGGCCCCTGTTGTATTGGGCGACCCAGTTATCGTCGTAGACAACGCCGGGATTGGGAGAGGAAAAAGAGTGTTCAAACAGGACTACTTCCACCCGGAGTGCCTCGATACCTTTGTCGCCATCGTTGTGCAGGATATGGCTAAGCTGATCGACGAGACAGGCTTTGTGCTCGGAGAGTATATGGCTGCACGTAGAGAGCCGGTGATGGAGAGCATCGACCGTATAATGTTTTCGGGCACCGTGCGGCTCCCGGCAGGGCGTAGAAAATAGGGAGAACGACAATGCAGATCATCACGATAGACTTCGAGACGTTCTATTCGCAGGACTACAGCCTGTCCAAGATCACGACCGAGGAGTATGTGCGTGACCCCCGCTTCCAGATCATCGGGGTTGGGGTCAAGGTAGACGCACAGCCGACCGAGTGGTTCAGCGGATCGCATAAACAGATCAAGGAGTTTTTGGCCCGGTTCGACTGGGCCAACTCCGCTGTGCTGGCGCACAATACCATGTTCGACGGTGCTATCATGTCGTGGCGGCTCGGGATCAGGCCCAAGGTCTGGTTCGATACCCTCTGCATGGCCCGGGCTATTCACGGTGTGGAAAAGAGCGCCAGCCTGAAAGCACTCGCCGAGAACTACGAAGTCGGGGTCAAGGGCACCGAGGTGCTGGACGCCAAGGGAAAGCGCCGCGCCGATTTCACCGAGGCAGAGCTCGAGGCCTACGGGCGCTACTGTGTCAATGACGTAGACCTGACCTACGACATCTTCAACATCATGGCGGCGAACTTCCCGAAGTCCGAGTTGAAGCTGATCGACATGACCCTGCGTATGTTCACTGAGCCAACGCTGGAGCTGGACAAGGAGCGGTTGGAGACGCACCTGCAGAAAACGCAGGCCATGAAGGAGGACTTGCTCAAGTCTGCCGGGGTCGAGGACAAGGCAGACCTCATGTCAAACCCGAAGTTCGCAGCGCTGCTGGGGACATTCGGCGAGCCATGCCCCATGAAGATCAGCCCCACCACGGGTAAGATGACTTACGCCCTCTCCAAGAGCGACCAAGGGCTCAAGGACCTGCAGGAGCACGACGACGCTCGGATTCAGGCACTCGTGGCTGCTCGGCTTGGGGTCAAGTCTACGCTCGAGGAGACACGCACGCAGCGGTTCATCGACATCGCCGGACGCGGCGGGCTGCCTGTGCCTGTGAGATACTACGCTGCCCACACCGGGCGCTGGGGTGGGGACGACAAGATCAATCTGCAGAACCTGCCCAGCCGGGGGCCTAACGCCAAAGCGCTCAAGAAGTGCATCATCGCACCTGAGGGCTACAGTATCGTCGAGTCTGACTCTTCGCAGATCGAAGCGAGGATGCTGGCATGGCTGGCCGG